AAAATACTAATCATGTTCATGCTACATTAGTAGCACCAATAGATTTGGAAAGTGATGAGTATAAGTGGTTAAAAGATAGTATAACCACAAGCTAAGGAAACTTAGAAATAGGAAATAGAAATGGCACAACCTAGTGAACAATTTCAAGGCGACATGAGTCGTAACGAGGTAGAGATTGACCTCAATAAATTTATGGCAATGGTTTCAGAAATTGGTGAATTAAAAGCTAAGATTATGGAGATGGAGAACGAAAGAGAACCAGATAATCCATGGCAGAGATGGATATGGTTATCAAATATGGTAGATTCATGGAGGATATTCCCAAGAATGTTTCTAACTGTATACATTATATTGTTATATAAATGTACAATTTGGTTCATGGACTTACCAGCACCAACATTTGAACAATCAGGATTAATCAGTATCGTAGTTGGAGCAGGAGCAGCCTGGTTTGGACTATATGCTGGAACAGCAAAGGATAAAATTAATAGTAAATAAATGAAAGAAGAAAAGGTGTTGCAAATAATAAACCTTTCCCCAAGCGAAGCTTGGGTAGAAAAAGTAGTAGAGGTACACCCTATGAAACAAATAGCAGTAATGTCTGTAGTTCAGGTATTGGTGTTAGGATTTATGGGTGTATCTATGCTAATGATAGGAGTAGCGTTTAATTGAGAGAATTAGGAATGACAATGATAGGGTGTGTAGTAATCTTAGGATTCTTTACACTCAAAATTTACCCCAATCTAGAATATAGTGGATATGGTGGGGGACATTCATGCACAGGTGAGTGCTATGAAGAATATGTCAGAATTAATGAATATGTCAGAATTAATGGAACAAGTGTAGACATATTAAAAGCAAAACAAGCTCTTGCAGCAGCTGATGAATTTAGTTCAATAAAAAGTTTATGGGCAGGGTGTGCAGCATGCCACGGACCAGATGGACAAGGTATGGCAGTATTCCCAGCACTTGCTGGTAAATCAGCTGATTACATTACTGATAGACTTAGAACATATAAAAATAGAGGAGAGGTTGGAAGTATGAGTTCTACAATGTGGGCTCAAGCAGGCATGCTCTCAGAACAAGAAATAGCAACAATAGGAAAATTCATAGAGGAAACAATGAAATGAATATAGAAATTTATAGTAAAGATAACTGTCCTTACTGCGACATGGCAGTAAAACAAGCACAACAAATGGTTCAAGAATCATCTAATAAGTATGTAGTATATAAACTAGGTGTAGATTTTGAACTACATGAATTACTTGAAAAAGTACCTACAGCAAGAACATTTCCACAAATTTTTATAGATGGGAAAAACATTGGTGGTTATACCGAGTTTTCCAAAATAAATGATTGAAGTATTTGATAATGTATTAGTAGAAGATACAAGAGAAGGACTGTATATGTTCTCAGCTTCTACAGATTATCAGATAGGTTGGGGAGATGTTTCAACTTTTGAAACAAGACAATACCCTTGCTTACACCATACATTAACAAAACAAGAGTGGGCAAATACAAAATTTATACCTAGTCTATGCAATCCTTCTTTAATGAAAGCGCTAGATGGTTTAGTGTTTGATAGTGCTACTATTAATCTTTCTTTTCCTTCTTCAATACAATTCCCACACACGCATGGTGACTGTAAAGTTTTAGTATATTATATAAACCCTGATTGGAGAAATGAGTATTATGGAGAAACCATATTCTACAATGAAACAATGAGTGAGGCAGAACAAACAGTAATATATAAACCAAATAGAGCAATTCTTTTTGATGGAAGTACTCCACATTCCATTAGACCATCATCACACATAGCACCCCAGTACAGATTCACTCTCGGAATCTTTTTCAAACAACCCAACTTTATAGAAGAAGCAAAAAATAATACTTGACACCGCTCTCAAAATTTTGTATAATATATGTATGAATTTATTTTACTTAGACGAAAATTTAGACAAGTGTGCCGAGTACCATGTTGACAAACATATTGTCAAGATGCCGCTAGAGGTTGCTCAAATATTATGCACTAGCATATGGATTGACAAGTTCTTGGGTTTTGTACCTCGTGCACTCAACAAAGAAGAACGAGATGTACTCAATGAAGAAAAAGCAAAGATAAAACATCTACCCCCAGCAGAAAGACCAATCACACCATACTTACCTATGATGTACAACCACCCATGCACTATTTGGGCAAGGTCATCACTAGACAATCACGAGTGGACACACTGCTATGGCAATGCTTTGAATGACGAGTATAGATACAGATATGGCAAAGAGCATAAGTCCATACATGAAGTAGTAAATAAACTACCTGAGCCAGTAAATATGGAAAGACTAGGCTTTACAGAATTTGGATTAGCTATGCCTGATGAACTAAAGGATTATGAAAATCCTATACAGTCTTATCGAGACTACTACCATCTTGACAAAGCTACCTTTGCTAGTTGGAAGTTTAGAGATAAACCACATTGGTGGAATGAAGACTACGCTGATTATGAAAGTAGGATAACAAGATGAAATTATTAGAAGGAACATATGATGTAGGTAGTGGGATATATCCATTCGCTAGAATATTTTCAGAAAGACCTTATGGGTATAAAAGATACACAGTAGTATACGAAGACGGCAGACAGTCTATGTATTCAGGGCTGTGGTATAAATTAGCAGACATAGAAAAAATAGTGGAGAAAGAAATTGACAACAGAAAAATTTAATGACTACGCAAGATTCGTAGCAACAACAACCTCAGAAATGAGCAAGAATACATTAGGACTTTCTAGTAGAATATTAAAACTAGAAGGAACTACAAGTCATCTAACACGCAGTGATGGAACTGTGGAAAGGGGTGCAGAAATACACATGGCAACACTACTAACTTCAGTAATAGGAATGTTAGCAGAAAGTGGAGAGTTTGCAGAAGTAGTAAAGAAAAAACTATTTCAAGCAGACACAAACTTTACTGATGATGAAATATTTCATATGAAAAGAGAGTTAGGAGATGTCCTTTGGTATTGGGTACAAGGCTGTACAGCATTAGGATTTACTCCTGATGAAGTCATGGACGAAAATATCAATAAACTAGAGAAAAGATATCCCAACGGCTTTGAAGTCGTTCGCTCAGAAGTGAGAGCAGATGGGGATATTTAGTAATAAAACTCAGTATAAATTCAATGAAGATAAAATGCTTATTAAGCTACAGGCTTACATTGATAGTACTTATGAGCAACACTATAGTGCAGACAAAATTCAAGCTACTGAATTTATTATAGACTCAGGGCATGGAGAAGGTTTTTGTATAGGAAACATTATAAAATATGCAAAGCGCTATGGAAAGAAACAAGGCAGAAATGAATTAGATTTATTAAAGATAGTTCACTATGCTATTATATTATTGGGAAGCGATGAGACAGACTAGAAAACGAGAACACGAAAAACTAGATGAAGCTAATCTCGATAGAGTAATTGAAATGTTAGAAGGCGATGAGCCTATAACAAAGAAAGTTGCTTGTGAGATGCTTAATATCAGTTATAATACAACAAGATTAGGAAGTATCATAGCTGAACACAAAGATATAATGGAGTATAGAGCTACTCGTAAAGCTCAGAACAGAGGTAGAAAGGCCACAGACCTAGAGAAAAGAGACGCAATAGAAAGATATCTAAATGGACAAACAGTCTCAGAAATTGCAAAGGGTATGTTCAGGTCTACTACCTTTATTCGCAACTTAATTGATAATATCGGAGTTCCACAAAAAATTACGAAATCCGAAAAATCAGTATACGCTTGGAGAACCCCTATGCTACCCGAACAATGCGTAGCAGAAGAGTTCGAAGTAGGAGAAAGAGTGTGGTCAGCCCGCGACAATGCTCTAGCAATAATTAAGAAGAAGGCTCCTAATACAAAAACTACAACTTATATAGATAAGTATGGAGTTAACTGCTATCAAATATTTGTTATTACTTTGACAGATTTTGATACAAAGTATTTTGGCTTTCAAAAGATTGGTGGGCACTGGAGCCATTCACTCGCTTACGACTTAGGTAGTTTACGACATTTAAAAGAATACGGAATAGACATCTATAAATAAGGAGAAAATAATGGACGTACTAACATTTGTTGGTGCGTTTTGGATATCAACATGGATTATGCTTCTCTTTAGAACATGGAGTATTATTGCCAGACTAATTGATACATACCAAATCGTATTGGCACAAAGATATAAAGTATTACATTTTTGTATATATTCTTTTTCTTTAATATTCATCACACCCTTGTTATGGCAAGTAGCATTTAATGATGAATATAGAAAAAGATATGTATTAGCATATGTAAATGCTTTGAGGAAAAACAAATAATGAATTATTTACTAGAAGCATT